GCGCCCTCGGGCTCGAGGGCGGCGGGCGCTGGCGCTCGCGGGGCGCGGGGCTGCTCAGCGTCGCGTGCGGCCACGCCGCCGCGCTCGTCGAGCACGTCGGCCTGCGCCGCGCGCGCGCCGACGCCGCGGACGCCGCGCTGATGGCGCACGTGGGCGTCTGCGCCCTGGGCGCGGCGCTGCCGCTCTGCGGCGCGGACGGCGGCGCGCCCGCGGCGCTGGCCTCGGCCACCGCGGGCGCGCTGGTGGCCTGCGTCTGGGTCCGGCGCCGCGCGCGCGGCGTCGCGGGGCTGGCCGCGGCGCACGTGGCCAAGGCCCTGCACGCCGCGCTGTGCCTCTGCGTCGGGGCCTGCTGGGCCCGCGCCGACGAATGAGCGGCCGCCGCCGGCGGTAACGCGCCCGCAACCGCGCGTGTGCTCGGGCCCGGGCCACGAAAGCACAAGAGGGCGCCCTTAAAAATGGCGCCCGCGCCGCCGCCGCGACCCCTCCGTCCGGCCGCGCCCGAGAGCGACGAGACCGGGAGCCCGCCGACCGAGCCCGCCGCGCCGCGACCGGGGAGCCGGCCGCGCGCGCGCCATGGCCCCGCCGGGGCGCGCGTGGGCCGCACTCGTCCTCGCCTGGGCGCTCCTGCTCGCCGGGCGGGGGCGCGCCGGGGGGCCGGACGCGGCGGCGGAGACCCTCCCCTCGTCCTCCTCCCCGCCGCCGCCGCCCCCGCCGCCGCCGCCCTCCCCGTCCCCGGCCGACGGCGCTGAGACGACGGAGGACCCCGCCGCGGGCGACACGACGCCCCTCGCCGCCGACGGCCCCTGGAGCACGCCCGAGGCCGCGCCCCCCGAGACGCCGGGGCGCCCGCCCGCCACCGAGGCCGCGGGGCCGCCGGCGCCGCCGCCCCGGCGCCGGCCCCGGCCCCCGCGGCCGAGCCGGGCCCCGCCGCGCGAGCGCAAGTGGATGCTCTGCGAGCGCGAGGTCGTGGCCGTCCCCTACGCCGAGCCCCTCTACGTGCACTGCGGCGCGGTCGACGGCGCCGCCGGCGGCGCGCGCCTGGAGCTCTGGTTCCAGCGCGTGGGCCGCTTCCGCCCCGCGGACGGCGGCGACGACGAGGGCGTGCGCAACCCCTTCCCGCGGGCCCCGCCCGTGCTGCTGTTCGCGATCCAGAACGGCTCGGTCGCGTACCGCAGCGAGGAGCTGGCGGGCCGCTACATCTTCCCCTCGCCCGCGGACCCCCGCGACCTGCCCCTGACCGTGCGCTCCCTGACCGCCGCCACCGAGGGCGTGTACACCTGGCGCCGCGACATGGGCGCCAAGTCGCAGCGCAAGGTCGTGACGGTCACGACGTACCGCGCGCCCGACGTCTCCGTCGAGCCCCTGCCGACGCTGGAGGGCGCCGGCTACGCGGCCGCGTGCCGCGCCGCCGAGTACTTCCCGCCGCGCTCCACGCGCCTGCGCTGGTTCCGCAACGGCTACCCCGTGGAGGCCCGGCGCGCGCGCGAGACCTTCGCGGCCGGCGCCTCCGGGCTCTTCTCCCGCACGTCCGTCCTCGCGCTCGAGGACGCGGGCGCGGGCGCCCACCCGCCCAACCTGCGCTGCGAGGTCTCCTGGCTCCCGAGCGCCAGCGCGGAGCGCCGCTTCTTCTCCGCGGCCGCCATGCCGGCCGTCTACCGCCCGCCCGAGCTGCGCGTCTACTTCGAGGGCGGCGAGGCCGTCTGCGAGGCGCGCTGCGTGCCCGAGGAGCGCGTCGCCCTGCGCTGGACGGTGCGCGACGGCGCCGCCGGCGACGCGCCGCAGCGCACCGAGCAGACCGGCGTCTGCGCCGAGCGGCCCGGGCTGGTGAACCTGCGCGGCGCGCGCCTGCTCTCCGCCGTCGACGGGCCCATCGAGTACACGTGCACCGCCACCGGCTACCCGGCGCCGCTGCCCGAGTTCTCCGCGACCGCCACCTACGACGCCTCCCCCGGCATCGTCGGGGGCCCCGTCCTCATCGGCGCCGTGGCCGTCGTCTGCGGCCTCGGCGCCGTGGGGCTCCTGCTGCTGGCGGCCCTGTGCCTGCGCCGCAGGGCGCGCCCGGGCCTGTGAGCGGGCCGCCCGCCGCCCCCGCCCCTCCCCCAAAAATTAATACACACACGCGATCGATTGATAATAAACCGGCTCTGACTCTTTATTGCCGCGCGCGTCTCTTCTCTCTAGAGCGACGTGACCATCTCCGGGACGGGGCGCGCGCGGGAGGCGCGGGAGGGGGGCCCGCGGCCGCGGGCGCCGCCCTCGCGCCTCCCGAAGCCCCCGGCGCCCTCGGCGCCCTCGAGGTCCTCGGCGCCCTCGAGGTCCTCGGCGCCCTCGAGGTCCTCGGCGCCCTCGAGGTCCTCGGCGCCCTCGAGGTCCTCGGCGTCCTCGTCGCGGCCGGCGGCCCCAAAGCCGCGGGAGAAGCGCTTCCACACGTCGCGGTTGTGGCGCGCGGTGTGGGCGGCGCCGGCGGCCGCCAGCGCCGCCAGGCCGTGCCGGTCGTCCAGGGCCCGGAGGCGCGGGCGCGGGCGCGAGCGCGCGTACGACCGCGTCGGGTTGCCGGGGCGCTCGGTGCACGGGTCCGGGGACGGGGCCGCGGGCCGGAGGCGGCAGCGCCGCAGGGCGCCGGTCAGCTCCGACTCGGAGTCCGCGGCGGGCGAGGCGGGCCCGGACCCGGCCCCGCCGGCCCCGCCGGCCCCGGTTCCGCCCCCGTCCCCGTCCTCGTCCTCGCCCTCGTCCTCGCTCGAGGCGGTCCACAGGTCCGCGTAGTGGAGGCGCCCGGTGCCGGCGCCCAGCGCGCTGGGCCCCAGGGCGCTGCGGGGCACGGGCGCGGGCATGGGGCCGTCGATCTCCAGGTCGTCGTCGTCATCGTCGTCGTCGTCGCTGTCGGGGCCGGCGCCCCCGGCGGGGGGCGAGGGCGCGCGGGCGCGGGCGCCCGCGCCCTCGTTCTCGTACACCGCCGCCTCGCGCCGCGCGGCGGCCGCCGCCGGCGAGAGCGGCCCGCCCGTGTCGGCGTAGGCGCCCTCCAGGTTGCGCATGGAGGCGTAGACGCCGATGGCGGGCGAGAAGCCGGGCTCCGGGGGCGACTCCGAGCCGGACTCCGAGTCCGAGCCCGATCCCGAGCCCGAGCCGGCACCCGCGGCGGCGGCGTCGGCCGGGCCGGGCGGGCTGGGCAGGGGGCGCGCGGCCGGGCCGCGCCGCGACGAGCGCGCGCGCGCCGGCGCCAGCAGCCCGCGGCTCGCGCCGAGCCGCATCGACTCCACGATGGCCGAGTAGTAGCGCGTCTGCGCGCCGTGCGCCGCCACGCTCTTCAGCAGCGCCAGCTTGAACCAGCCCGCCGTGCCGCGCTCCAGCGCCGCCCAGCTGGCCGAGGTCATGGTCGGCATCAGCCGCCCCGTGAAGTGCGCGAAGCGGCACTGCGCGCGGATGGCCGAGATCATGTACGGGTCGCGCACGCCCGCGCGCAGCCAGCAGGCGTACCCCACGAAGGCCATGTTCAGCAGGTACTGCAGGTGGTGGTGCACCGCGGACGCCAGCTCGACCGCGGCGACGATGGCCCCCGTCACGCCCTGCGTGTTGCTCTTCCACGACGAGTCCGTCCAGGCGGCCCCGACGCGGAGCAGCAGGGCCAGCGCCGCCGCCGTCAGGGCCGTCAGCATCAGCGCGGCCCCGCTGCCGCAGGCGGCGCCGGGGCCGCCGGTCAGGTGGCGCTCGCAGAGCTCGCCCGGCGGGCGCGGCTCGCGCGGCCCCATCGCGCCCGAGGGCCGCTTGCCGAGCTTGCGCAGCACCGTGCCGTCGAGCGCGTCCATGAACCACAGCAGCCAGCGGTAGGCCGTGGCGGCGTAGGCCAGGATCTCCTGCAGGCGCACCTCCGTGTCCGGGCTCTCGACCATGGGGTCGCCGGGCCGCATGTAGTACATGTACTTCTCCACCGCGCGCAGGGCGCCGCGCAGCTCCGCCGCCGCGGCCTTGTGAGCCGCGTTGTCGTGCCGGTGCTTGAACGGCGAGCGCGAGGCCCGGCGCGCGTACGTGGGCGCGAAGAGCATCACGTTCGTCAGCCGCGCCTGCTCCATCGCCGCGCCGCCGGCCGCGTCGTCGATGTTCACGTCGGCGCCGCTCGAGGCCTTCAGGTACTTCCAGTACGAGCCGATGATCGCGCGCCAGACGGCGTCCTTCGAGAGCCGCGCGCCCGCCAGCACCCGCGCCGCGGCGCGGTCGTACTCCAGCCGGTACTCGTCGTCGGCGTCCTTCGCCGAGTCCGACAGGACCAGCGCCTCGGGGACGGCGTTGGAGCGCACGGCGAGCAGCGCGGCCGCGCGCTCGGCCCCGAAGAGCGGGGCCCCGCACAGGGGCTCCGTGGCCTCCTGCAGGGCCACCACGGCCGCGGCCGTGGCGTCCGCGAGCGTCGGCAGCAGGCACCCCTTCTCCGCCCGCCGCTCGATGAGGCCCCGCGAGGCGGCCGGCCACGCCATCTCGCGGCGGGAGAGTAGCGCTCGGCGCTCAAGCGTGACGGCTATATAGGCCCGCGGGGCGGGGCGCGCGGGGGCGGGCCGCGCCTAGCGGCCGCCCGGCCGCGAGCCCCGCCCGTCGCCCGTGACGAGGTGCGGGTGCTCCGCCAGCGCCTCCGCGATGTCCACGAGCGGCCCGAGCACCGGGCGCGGACCCAGCGGCTCGCGGCCCACCAGCGCGTCCATGCCCTCCAGCGAGGGGTACAGCTCCACGACCCGCCGCTTGCCGGCCGTGGGCGGGCCCGCCACGGGTTGCAGCCGCAGCTCGCGCATGACGCCGTCGCGGGCCTCCCAGAACTCCACCAGGGACACCGGGCGCACCAGCGGCAGCGCCGCGTCCGCCAGCAGGCTGTACCGCGCGAGCGTGCCCTCGCGCACCGCCACGCGCCGGCCCCCGTACACCGCCGCGCCGGCCAGGCAGTTCAGCAGCAGGTTCAGGCCGCCCAGCAGCCGCTGCGCGATCAGCCCCACGCCCAGGAAGACCGCCGCCGCCTCCCGCGCGTCCCGGCGCTCGGCGCGCGTCGCGTACTCGGCCATCAGCACCGTCGCCGAGGTCCGCAGCGCCACGTAGGCCTCCCCGTAGGCCTGCGCCAGCGCGCAGGAGCCCAGGGCCGCCTGGAAGGCCGCCGGCGCCACCGTCTCCACCTCCGCGTCGTGCAGCGCCGCGCTGCCCAGCGGCAGCCGGTCGTACGGGACCTTCGCGCGCACCTCCCGGAAGGCCGCCGCCGTCGGGCGCGGCCCGAGCAGGTGCGCGCCCGCCAGGTACAGCCAGCGCAGCATCCGCTCCGCGAGCGCCACGAGCAGCGAGAGGTACGCCGAGGCCGCGCAGCGCTCCTCCGCCGTGTAGCCCGGCGCCTTCGCGTGCGCCAGCGCCAGCAGGTACACCTCGGCCCCCTGTAGCGCGGCGCCCGCGCGCCGCGCGCACACCGCCGGCACCGCCGTCAGCGTCGCGCGCAGCGCGGGCCAGTAGATCAGAGCGCCCAGCGAGCCGCGGAAGAGCGTCGCGCGCGGGCTCGCGTCCGGCGGCGTGAACTGCGCCGCCGCCAGCGGCCCGGCCGCCGCCGCGGGCAGGCGCCGCGCGGCGCCCCCCGCGCGCCCCGGCCGCGACAGGAGGTGGCAGTTGCGCCCCACGCGCAGCAGCGCGTCCGCCAGGAAGAGCACGGCCTCGGCCGGCGCCACGCCGCCGTCCTCCACCGCCCGGCACAGGGCGCCCGCCTCCAGCCGGTGCTGCAGCGCCATGGCCTGCTTCATCGCGCGCCGCCACGCCAGCCAGCGCCGCCCGCCCGCGGGGGCGCCCACGTACATGCCGCCGACGGAGAACTCCGGGTCCGCCGTGCCCCAGGCGGTCACCATGAGCCCGTGCGGGGAGACGCCCATCTCCCAGGCGCGCAGCTCGCGCACCGCGCGCCCGTTGGGCAGCGCGCGGCACAGCACGTCCAGCGGCAGCCGCGCGAAGAAGGCCCCGGGCCGCATCTGGCCCTCCAGGACCCCGGGCAGCGGCACCTCCGCCGCGGGCCGCGCCGGGGCGTACGCGAACAGCTCCGCCGCGGCCTCGTCCTCCGCGGCCTCCACGGTCGCCTCCGCGCCGGCCGCCCAGGGCGCGCCGTCCAGCCGCGCGTCGCGCTCCAGGTGCGCGTAGGCGGCGTCCGGCGCGGGGTCCTCGCGCAGGTCCGCGTCGTCGTCCTCCCCCTCGGGCCCGGGCCCCGCGGCCGGGCCGTCGTCGCGCGGGAACCCGCGGAGGCTCCGCCGCGCGCGCCGGCCCGGCGCCGCGGAGCCCGCGGCCGGGTCGCGCGGGGGGAACTGCCGCGCGTACGCGCGCTGGGCCGCGCGCTCCACCAGGCGCCGGTGGGGCGCCGTCGCGGGCAGGGCCTCCAGGGCGCGCAGGTGGGCCGTCAGGTAGTCCTGCGGGGCGGCGCCCTCCGGGTCGTGGCCGGGCAGCGCGCCCGCGCCCGCGCCGTCCCCGTCCCCGTCCCCGTCGCCGTCGCCGTCGCCGTCGCCGTCGCCGTCGCCGTCGTCGCCGAAGCCGTAGTCGGCCGCGCCGCCGCCGCCGTAGGCGTAGCCGTAGGCGTAGCCGTGGCCGTAGTCGCGGCCGCCGCCGGCGCCGAGGTCGTCGCTGTCGTAGCCGCCGTCGGCGCCCTCGTCCTCGTCCTCGCTGGTCTCCTCGCCCGGGGGGCGCTGGAAGTCGGGCCGCGGAGGCCGCGGCGGCCGCGGCCGCTCCGCGGCGGCGGCGTCCGCGGCGCGCAGGGCCTCCAGCAGGCTCCGCCGGGCGCGGGGGCGCTCGAACGGGTGCGCGCGGTACGTCCCCGAGCGGCGCGGGCGGCGCGCGGGCGTCCCGGCCCCGGCGGCGTCCATGGCGTCAGCGGGGGGCGCCGGGGAGCCGCGGGAGCGGAGACTGGGCCCCGCGCGGCCCCGGGCGGCTTTTATACGCCCACGCCCGGGGCGGCGGAACAGCGCGGGCCCGGCGCCGGGGCCTCGCAAACGCCGCGCGCCGGGTCGGGAGCGACGCCGCGGGGCGGCGCGCCGCCCCGCCCGCTAGAAGTCAAGCAGCTGGTTGAGGCGGGCGCCCAGCAGCGCGTCGTACGTGCTGCCGGGCCCGGCGGGCTCGGCCGAGGGCGCCGCGGGCGCCGCCGGGCAGGGCTCGGCGGGCTCGGCCGGGGGCGCCGGGCCCGGCGGCGCCGGCGCCGCGAACGCCGCGGGGCAGGGCTCGGCGGGCTCGGGCGAGAGCGCCGGGGGCAGCGCCGGCGGCGGCGCCGGGGGCCCGGCCCGCGCCGGCGCCGCCACGCGCACCGTCGCCGCCGGCGCGGGGTCGCACGGCAGCACCTCGCTCGGCGACGGGGGCCGCAGCATGGCCTCCGGCGTCGTCCCGTAGTTGACCGCGCCGCGCGGCCGCGCGTACGAGTGGTCCCGCTCCGGCGCCCGCCGCGCGGCGGCCTCGGCGCGCGCGCCCATCTTCGCGCGCACCTGGTAGTTCAGGAAGCCCAGCGCCCGCGGCAGGCCCCCCGAGAACGGCGGCTCCTCCACCAGGGGGCCCACCTCGGCCTCGATCAGCCCCGCGCGCACCAGCGGCAGCCCCAGCTCCCGGCGCCGGTAGTTCAGCCGCCGCAGCTCCGCCGCGCCCAGGAAGCCGCCCTCCAGCGCCGCGACGCCGTGGTTGAACAGCACGGGGTGGAACAGGCAGGTGAACTGCCGCCGCTGCGGCCACGCGTAGTACAGCGAGACGAACGCGCCCTGCGCCTGGCTCTGCTGGGCGTGCAGGCGCCAGGAGACCTCGCGCGCCGTCGCCACGTACATGTGCGCGAAGGCCAGCCGCGCCAGCGCGGCCGCCTCGCGGTGGTACCGCGTCGCCACCAGCTGCCGCAGGCGCTCCGCCTGCGCGCCCGCGCCGGCCGTGCCCCGGCCGCGCGCGGCCGTCGCGCGCAGGTGCTGCAGCAGCGCGCGGCAGTAGCCCAGGAACAGCCCCGCGTACCGCTCCTCGCGCGCGCGCAGCTCCGCCAGGAAGTGCGCCTGCACGCCGGCCACGTACGCCGGCAGGCCCTCCTCCGAGGCCGGCGGCGCGGGCGCCGGCTCGCGCGCGTGCGCGCTCAGGTCCAGGCGCTCGGCGTCCCCGGGCACCGCCAGGTGCATGGCGCCCACGACCTCGTCCGCGTCCGCCGACAGCAGCGCCGCGCCCGCGTACAGGTCCGCGTTGGTCGGCAGGCACGAGAACAGGTCCTCGTTCCACCGCTCCATGGCCCGCAGCAGCGCGGGGCCCTCGGGGAAGCCCAGCTCGGCCTGCATCCGCTCCAGCAGCGCGGCGAGCGGCGCCGGCCGCGGGGGCGGCAGCGCGAACCGCGCGGGCGACGGGCCGTCGCCCGGCGCGCCCGCCGCGAGCGGCGGGCCGAGCAGGGAGTCGTCGAACGCCTCGATGGCGTCGTACGGGTCCATGGCGCCGCCGCAATGACGGCCGGGCGCGCGGCCCGCGATTTTTATGCGCCCGCCCGCCCCCCAAGGACGACGCGACTCGGCTCGGTGGGTTCAATCGGCAAGCGTTTATTTTTCATCGGCCCCGCGCGTCGAAAAAGCCCCCCGCCCGCTACTGTCGGGCGCGCCCGCGGGCGCAGCTCCCGCCGGCGGCCCCGGCCTCGGTCCCGGCCCCGGCCCCGGCCCGGGCGGCGCGCCGGGCCCGCGCGGCCAGGACGTCGTTCGCGGCGGCGAGGAGCCCGGCGCCCTCGCACACGAGGATGCGGATCGCCGCCGACTTCAGCATGCGGTCCAGCCGCTCGTTGCTCTTCGGGGGGTCGGAGTCCCAGACGCTGGCGGCCGCCTGCCGGGCGTACTCGGCGGCCACGAGCGCGACGGCCTCGCAGAATATCGTTCGGTTGTAGGCGTGCGTCGGCCCGCACCAGGGCGCCTTGGGCGTCTTCGGGGCCGCGCTGAACGCCAGCGGCCGGCCGGACGCGACGGCGTTGGCGCCGGGGGGCGCGCGGGTCCGGACCGGGGCGGCGGCGGCGGCCGAGGCGCCGCGCGCGGGCGGCTGCGGGGCGGGGGCCTCGGCGGCGGCGGCCCGCCGCGGGCG